GAGCTCATAGAATGATCCAAATAGTTTCTGTAACAAAAGTGCAAATTTTCTGTAACAAAGCTGATTTGTCTGAAATTTAAGACAAAAATATCTGCTAATAAATGCAGTTAAAACACCGAAATTTAGGGAAGTTGGAAAGAAAAATACTGTGTTTGTGGCGGACAGAGAGGGATTTGAAAAATCAACTCTTGCTACGTAATAGAAGCCATTGTAAAAATATTAGTCAGCCAAAAGGACAGCAAAAAAATATTTTTATAAGAATTATACCTTGTTATTTAATAAACTTCCGTCGTTACTCATTATTGTTCCTGCTTCTAGCCCTAGATCATACTCCGCGTCTCTGTCAAAGAAGCGTCGAACAAAAAAGCCCTCTTCTTCTAATGCATCAAGGTTCTCGCTAGTTCCTACCACATGTTTTTCATCCTCTGACGCGTTAGCTAAAGGCATATCCTCGTCTTTGTACGCGTTTGGTTGCCTAAATGGAGCGATAAGGTTCTTTACTGCATTTATTGTATCTAGCGTATCACTAACAAAATTTAGCCCCTTTGTAATATATAAAAAAGAATTATTTAATGATTTTAAAGAATCAATGGGAGAAGCAAAGCTAGCAACTGAAACATTTTGATAAAGAGATGTTGTTTGGCTTAACGCCTGAGAATTAGCCACACTGTAATTTGGCAAAATAGAAGCATTTGCATTTGCAGCAGCTGGACTTGTAAATGTAGAAATGCTACCGCCGAAAGACATAATTGCTCCAGCAGCACTAATTTTGAGACCAATCGCTCTAAGCGTTGTACTCCCTGCTATATTTCCAAATGTGGTTATTACCCCACCAATGCCAGCCACTACTCCACCAATAGCCCCAATACCGGCAAGTGACGTTAGAACAGTGCCTGCTTTTAGCGCTGCACCCAATGCAGCGCCAGCATACCCCAATACCCAAACACTACCTACGGTGATAAAAGAATTTATCGCCCCCTTAAGTGTTACCCCTACGCCATACCATTTTCTTTTTTTCTTTTTCTTTTTTTCATACCCTGAAAAGATTGAGGGCATTCTATCTATAAATTTTTTTGCACCACAAACTGGCATATTGTTCTCTTTGAAAAAAACAAAAGTAACATTAGAAGACATACCTCTCCATTTACCGTATAGCTTATTTTCATTCTGCATAATAGCATACCCTAAGTCAGTAAAATAAGCCCATTTTCTATTATTGTAATATTGTGTGTGAATTATTTTTCCATAGCCAGAGGTGTTATATTCTGACTTACAATTTTTTATTACATTGTTACCTTCTCTTGCTTGTAGTAGCTGACAATATACCTCTCCCCACCCCTCAATTTTTGCATCAATTCTCCGCCCATCGTCTTGGATGTTACCGTCCCATTCTACATAAAAAATAGACCAGCTATATTTAGAAAAAAAATTCTTAACTGCCCTAGTTGCTGCTTGTGTTTCTGAGATAAGGTTATTTAGGGCTTGCCCTACATAGTCTCCAGCAGGAGAGAAATCATGTTGCTTAGGCATTTGGCGTTATGGCATCTATGGAGTTAAGCATTTTTGTGATCATATCGGCTGGTGGATTTAGTGCGCCAGCGGTATACCCAAACACAGAGTCTTTTAAAAGTGTTGCTTTTTGTATTCGTAGTCTTTCATCAAAAGATTGTGTCTCTCTTTCTATCGCAACTTTTCTTGCCTCTTCGCTCAATGCTTGTTTTTCTATCAGTTTTGCCCTCTCCTCGTTAAATTTTGCCTCTTTTTGCGCCAGTTCTAATTTCATTTTAGCAAGTGCTAGTTCTTCGGCTTTTATTGGCAATTCGGCTTGAGCTAGGGCTTTTTGTGCTTCAATAAGTGCAGTATTCGCCGCTATTTGAGCCAATTCTGCTTCTAGCCTATCGCTCTCCATCATCAGCCTTACCGCTATGTCTTGGCTAGACAAGGTTATACTTTGCGTAGCTTGGCTTAAAGTTGCCGTAATTGTGTCAATCCTTTTGCTATCATTTAAAGCAAATTTTTCATAATATTCATCGAGCTTTTTTATTAACCTATCATAAGGAGAATTCTCAGCCATTGTATCACTTAATACTCTTTTGTAAATTTCACTGTACTTTTCTATATCTAAACTCATTTTTAGTCCTTATATCTTTTTTGCTCTATTCTCCCAGCCTTGCTCATATACGTCAAGGCGTGGGTTTTTTCTTATTAAATTTCGATAATAGGCGATCTCTGCTCTATCAAAATCAACGTCAAAGGCTTGTTCATTATAGTTGTTTAATGCTTTAAGAGTCTGAGCACCCATAATGCCGTCCACCACTACGCCTAAAAGCCTTTGTAAAACCCTAACTGCTGGCACTGTATCTACGTTTACGCCAAAAACAAAAAGTTCACACGATTTTAATTCACTATCTACCTCGTCAAGTCTCATTTTGTCCCAAAATTCTTTTTTATAAAATATTTTTACTTTTTCGATTAATGCGTCATCATTGTATAGTGCGACGCTAGCCTTTTTTAGATCACCGTATGCGTTGATTGCTGCCCTAACTTGCCCCCAGCCTTGCCAACTTGGGTGGGCGGCTTCATAAATACCCATAAAAGTTAGCCCATTTTCTGTTGGATTTTTATGTAGGGCTTTTTCAGGGCGACTAAATTCTAAGCTCATTAAAAGATTAAAAGCTTGTGTGTAGTTTGTGTAGTTCATTTTTCATCTCCTATATCGTAGTCACGAGGCGGTCTTGGCGTATAGTCATAGTTGTTGTCGCTAAAGTTGTCTATCTTTTTGTCTATTGCTTTGTCGATCACGACACTAACCCAAGCTGTGCCACGCCAGGCAAAAAAACCACCAACTGCAAGACTAAAGCTCCCTTTTTCTGTGAAATAAAATGCCGTCTCGTAAGCTACCCAGCATATAAAAGTCGAGCTTATAGTGCCAACGAAAAAATTTATGATAGCCTTACCATCGCTTGCAACTTTGGCGTTACCCCCTGCAATGCTTAGCACCCCACCCACAAAGCCAACTATTATCACCCAAAAGTAAAAGCCTAGCCTATCCATAAGATCATCCATCACCTAGCCCCTTTTTTTAAAATTTATAGGTAAAAACATACATTATTAGGACGGATAATATTATTTCTACTACAACCATCTTATTTAGCCAAAAGGCTTTAGTTCTCTTTATTATTCGTTCCATTTACACACCCTTATGTTTTTATTGTTTATCTCTTTTCGCTTCATACTTTTTTATGTCCTCTAGCTGTCCTATACACTTCTCATAACCACTATAAACATCTATTAGTAGCACCCCAGCATCGCTTTGATTAGTTACGTTTCTATCTGCTATCATAGGGGCTTGTAATAGATAGCTTGGTATCTTGTCATACTTATTTACTACTTCCTTGTTTGCGCAACCCATTAAGCACATAAGAAACACTGATGTCAAGAGCATTAGACATATCCTTTTTGTCCTCATTCTGCACCCTTTCTTTGACTTTATTTGCTTTTATCTCTATTATTTGTTTTTGCCTACTGACCTTTTCAATGGTATCGAGCTTAAGGGAGATGAGCCTATCTTGCTCGCTTATCCCATCTTTAAGTCTAAGGTTCATCTCATCACTAGACTTTAGCCTCTCCTTTGTGACGCTTAGCTCATTATCTAAGCTTTGGTATCTGTACCCAAGAAACAAAGTTGTAAGTAGCAGAAAGCCACTAAGATATAAACTAGGACTTAGCACTTGTATCCCTCCCATATTTGATTACGTGATAGGCTCTTACACTATAATAGAAAAGCAGTATCTTCCATTTAGCTACCCCTAGAAGTTCTAAGAGCTCCCTAAAGGTGTCATCAGCTACTTTAAAATCACTATTGTTACCAGTCTTGATATATAATCTAAGGGCATCATCGGTAAGGTAGTCGTGAAGCACAGAAGCTGTTAAATATTCAGGACTATAAGGCTCAAACATCCACCAAAATATTCTAGGGATACTTGCACCATCAGTGATGTAGCCTGAATGTATCTCAATGTCTTTGTATTTAAAGTAGCCAACCGTTTCAAAGTTATCTTTACCAAAAGGCTTAACTACTATTCTTTGTAACTTCTCAGCCATTATGCACCTCCTCAAGTGTTGGCATCTCTGCTAAAATCTCATCAAAGCTCTTAGGCATCTTATGCTTACCCTCAGCAATAGCATTTAGTAAGCCATAGCCATACTTCCAAACCTTAGCTCTCCAAATACCAAAGGCTTCCCCTTCTGCCCTAAAGTCATTGTCATAGCCTGCATAAGAGCAAGCAGAGAGGATGTCATCATACCCTCGCTCTCTTGCTTTAGCGTCTAGGAGCTCTTGGGTCTTTTCTTTAAAGAGTGCTGTAAGTTCCTCTAGGTTTTTACTTACTATCTTGTACGAGATGGCATATACGTCCTCTTTGACTTCGCTAAGCTCTAAAATCTTTTCAAACTCATTTTCTAATGTCGGATAGTTTTCTTCCATTACTATTAGATAGCCTAGGTTTTTTAACTCTTCTTTGTTTAAGAATGAAGTATAAAGGGTAGTGCCATCTTCAGTAGTAATATAGGCTAAGTCTTCTACCTGCTTTTCTTTTAAGTTATATAGTCTCATCTTATTCCTTTCTTTTAAAGAATACAAAGTTTATACTTGTATCATTTATATCCCTTAGCTTCTTACCAAGGGCTACAAAAACTGTAGCAAATAGCTGATTACCATACATAGTCACTAGGTCATACCTTACACGCATAAAAGTACTTTTATCAGTATCTATTGGTAATATTTTGGTAAAGCTATAACCCCCTGTATCTTCGAGGGCAACTCCAGCCAATATAGGTCCTTTCATATCCTGCTCGACTGACATCCCATCAGGGACTTGATATGAAGCCTTTTTTGTTGCTCGGTCTATACTTGGGATTATAGAGAGAGCTTTAGGATTATTTCCAAAAAGTCTTCCATAATTATATGCATAGACATCTGCTCCAAAAGAGAAGCCATTACCATCTGAAAGGAGTTTATAAGGGGCATAGAAAGTAAAGGCTTGGTCATTTGCAAAGTTAGTACAGATATATTCCTTTGAGTAAGCAAGAGTTGTTGTACTAGGATACCTTTGTATTAAAGGTACTAATGCAGCTTCTTCTTTGTACTTTCTACTCTTTCCTATATGTACTCCTGAGAAGTAGGGGAGAGCTTTATTTTCTATAACTATCTTTACTCCGTAGTTATTTCCATTTAGCCTCCCAAAGTAAAGAGAGAGGGGGCAATAAGCTCCTTCCCCTCTTACCCATATATCTTTAGGGTAGGGAGCTTCTTTATTTGCTGAAGGAGTAAAGCCTTTCTCAGGGGCTTCTTCTATGTTGCTTAAAAACATATACTTGCCCCACCTATCTTCTGTATTCTTAGTCATCATTCTCACATAGAATACAAAAGGATTAATCTTGATTTCTAAAACACCTACAACTTCAGGCGTACCTGCCTTATCTACAAGAATAGGGGGTAGGATTATAGATAGCTCATTAGAATTACCTATCTCTTTTCTAATATCTATCTCGCTGAAGAAGGTATCAGTATCAAAGCTCTTTACTTCTAGCCCTTTCTTGGCTGCTGTTGAGCCACAACCTATCATAAAGCCCATTTATGCCCTTCCCATATATACTTTCTTGTCAAACGAGATATAGTAAGCAAATATCTCAGTATCTTTTAGATCAGTTGGCACTTCTCTCCATACTATTCGGCTTTCCCAGCCTATTATGTTCTTTGCACCATATACTAGGATGACACCTGATTGTCCTACCATATTATCTGTGATAGTCCCAGATAGCTTAAAAGTTCTTTGCATTGTGTAATTTACTTCTAAATTAACCCTCTTACTCAAGTCTATGTCTTCTTGGTTACAACTATCTCTTCCAAATATCTTGTACCTAGCTACGCTTTCAATAAAAGGACGCAAATCACTCACACTTTGAGTATAAATGGTGTTAGTATATCCGCCCTCGTCCTTAGCTAAGACAAAAGACAAAGTAGGGTTGCTTGGACTAGTATAGTCTAAACCACTAGGCTTATTAAACCCTAATGTAGCTATTTGCAACTTTCTAAAAGAGTGTCCTTTAGGCGTTTTTAATGTTATTACTTCTTCATTGTCATTGTTAGCTTCTGCTCTTAGGTAGTTGTTAAAAGCAGGGGTATTAGCTTTTAGATAGCTGTTTTCTGCCTCTTTTTTTGAAAGGTAGGTTGTCTCAGCGTCTGTCTTCTTTAAATATGGGGCTGTTGCTGTGCTTATATTTCCTTGGGTATAAAACATTAGCCTTCCAATAAAGTTTTGTAGGTTCATAAGCTTTATAGGCTCATCTTTTGTTTTTCGGATAAGAAGCTGATAAGGGCTTTGTGTATCTCTTTCTATATCCCTTATCATCTCAATGTCAGAGCCAGTGTCACTTATCTTTATGTTATTTATAGAGATGTTCCCATCAGCTCCTCTTTTTACAAGAGTGTTGCTTGCATTATCTGTACTAGCTTCACTCTTTGCTAGATACCTATTGTCGCTCTCAGTCTTTCCATAAGCATCAACCTCTTGGGAGTTTATAAAGTCCTTGATAGACATAGACCTAAGCAGACCCTCTCCAGTATCTCTTACAATAAATCTCCACTTATCAGTAGCCAAAGAGTTCTTTATATCGCTCACTTCAGCTTTAGTTGTAGCATTGAGATAGACATTAGTTGCATAGATATTACCTTGAGCGTTTCTTTTTACAAGCTTGCCATTAGCATTACTCTCACTAGCATCACTCTCTCTTAGCACTCCTTGCAATAGGTTATTAATCTTATTGCTAGAGTAAGTCTGAGCTATGCCAGCTTGGGTGTCATTGATAAGTCCTGATTTGTTTAGGTTCTCTAAGCTGCTCTTTAGGGTCTCTAGGCTAGCCTTAAGAGCGTTTAGCTCAGTTTGCTTACCTCTAAAATCAGCTATAATGCCCCTTATGTCGGTTAGAGCTGTGCTAGCTTGGCTAAGGGCTTCATTGGCTTTTGTGTCTATGCTAGCTTTAGTTGAGGCTATCTCTTGCAAAGTCTCATTTTTTAAAATATTGATATTAGAAATAGTGTTATTTAGAGTATTTACATTTTCATCTATTTTTTTCAGTGTAATGTTTTTATTGTTAGTTATTTCGTTAGCTATATCTCGGCTTTGATCTTCTATGTTTTTAATATCATCAAATTTTTTATCAACTTCTTTTTTTATTCCAGCAATATCATTATATTTTTGCTCTATTCTTTCGCTTTTACTTGAAATATTTTCATATATTAGAGTAGCATCATCTTTGGCTTTTATAATGTTTGTTTTTGCATCTTCTATTTCTCGTTTAGCAATATTTACTTCATCACTTCTACTATCAATTAAAGCTTTTGCCTGCTCTATTGATTTTTCGGTGTTTAGTACTAGTATTTTTATGTTATTAAGTACTTCTATCTGCGTTTTGGCTTGATTATTAGCCTCTCTCAGCTCTTCAAAATTAAGCTCATTAAGGATCACATCAAGCTCATTGATCTGCAAAAGCAAAAATTTAAGTGCTTCTAACGTCTTATTTCCGAGTTTTAATTCTTCTATTGTTACCATTTTTTAGCCTTTGCTGTATCTTTCATCTTTTTTATTTTTTGTGCAAACTCTTTAAAAAAACGCAAGAGATCTATTTTGCTTAAATCCTTTGCGTTTTTTAAAACCTTATAGAGATCATATTCGGTCATAATCGCTCATCTCGTTTGCGTTGTAGTCTGCTATTGCTTCAAGCGCTAGCGTGCGGTAATAAGTGTCTTTGTTGATCAAAAAAGCTACATAGTTAATCACTGCATAGCTCAAAGCTTCGTCTATTTGTAAATGCTCTTTTGGGTCACTAAAATTTGGCACGTCTGGCACGCAAATAAAAGTATCTTCTTTTAAATTTCTATATGGTGTCTCTTCACTCCCTGCTCGCCTAATAAGGACGCTAGGTACGCACTTATCGCAGCAAAAAAGCATAGCTTCTAAGAATAGCGAGCCAAGCATATCATCAGCAGGGAGCTTAACCCCTGCTGTTGTTTTAAAGCTCAAATGTTTTTTGGCTTCAGTGCAAAGCATTGCTAAGCCTTTAAGCCAACGCCTATTGCAAATGCGTCTGCGTTTCTTACTTCAAGGCAGCTTTCAGTGTAGTATCTCTTTTGGATAGCTGTTTTTGAAGTAGTCACGTCTTTTAGTTCAGTTGGCACTAAAAGACCATTTTTCATATAGTCAAAATCTCCTGCGATGATACAATCACCCAAGCCGTATTTAGGGCTTAAGAAGCGGTGAAGTCTAAAATTTACCCTGCCAAAGTCAGTGTCTAGACTAACAACGCTAGAGTTGATATTTTTCTCATTGCCAAATTGACGAGTTGCTATTTTGTTTATAGCTGGCTTTAACTCCGCACCGATGAATACATCTTTTGGAGTTGTGCCTGCATCCCAAATATTTTGAAGTAGTTGAGACAAGATAGTTTCAGTTAGTTGTGTAGCTGTGCCTTTCCAATCGCCTGAGCTATCAAATGCTACAACGTTACCACGCTTGCCACTTGCAAAAGCTGCTGATCCTTTAGCCAAGAAGTAAAACAAACCTGCCATTTCGCCAGCTGTTGCGTCAGTTCTAACAGTTGGTGCTTTAAACACGCTCTTTTTAACATCAGCATCACGACCAAGACCAAAAAGAGCGTACTCCATATCTAGCTTATGCTCTTTCGCTCTTTTAGCTGTCTCGCGCTCTAGCTCTTTACCGCCGTAAGTAGCTACCGCTTGCATACTTCTTGAAACGCTAACGTTTGAAGTGAAAATTTGCACTGCGTTTGAAGTTTTTTGCACGCTTGATTTGATCTGATCGTCAAAGTCAGAAATCTCTAGCTGTGCGTTTTTCTTTGGGGCAGCTAAGCTGTCAGTTAGCCAAGAGTGCTCTATACCTTTTACA